AAGAGAGAAACGTCTCTCTTAACGGATAGAATACTATCATTTTTTGTAAAATAATCCATGGATTTTCAACATAAGGCTATTAACCAATAGGAACTTAATAAGATGGTGGTTACCTACATACACCAAATCGAGTACTTGTTAAGCCGAGTATCTCTCCGGCGTTGCTGATATGTGTTAAGGTTATTTGAACCGTGTACGCCAAACTCCTATTGACACATATCTCTAGCAACTATGATGTCTATTCACAAACCCACGTACGCGTCTCTTCATACGTGTATTTGTGCTGTAACAAGAAAAATCTTGAAACATCTGGAAAATCGACAAAAATATTCTCCATTTTTTGTGTAAATTCAGAAAAAACTTCACGTCCATGTAAACTCCATTCACGACGTGCAGCCAAATAACTTTGTGATAACTGTTCAGCATGACTAATATTTCCTTTCTCAACATACATCATTAATGATTTAAATATACTAGAAAGAGCTAAAGGACCGACTATTCTTCCATCCAATCTCACGAACTTTCGTTTCAAAAAATCGATTTCTGAAATATGTATAAAAGGAATACTCGCAGATTCCTTATCAGCCATAGTATATATTACACCGTATTTAAATAAATGACTGGCAATATATGTGTGGTTGAAATCAGTTTTCTTCGAATTAATAATATTATCATCACCCAGCGTCATCACCTTCACATTGCTTTTGAAAGTTCTCAAATCATATAGAGATTGATATGCATGTCTAATATATAAACTATTTACAAGACTGTTAATAATTACTGTTAAAGGATGTCCAGAAGAATTACTACCAAAAAATTGAATCACATCTCCATTCATGTTTACAATAGGATATGATATATCAGTAGCAACGCCACGCATAATCATAATATCAGCATGTGACGTAGTTAGACTATTCATTATTAATTCTTCCAATATCCAAAAAGCAGCCCTAATAAGAACAGCAGCCATTTTCTTATCGTACTCTTTAAAATCACCCGCTATCATTCGACCTTCACCATGTAACGTTATGTATCTATATAAACGTTCCCAATCCAAAGAATAACAGTTCATTCCAACAGCACATTCAGTAAGA